TAAAACCAAAACACCTACACCACCAAAAGAGAAAACACCTACACCACCAAAAGAAACAATACCTACACCACCAAAAGAAACAATACCTACACCACCAAAAGAAACAATACCTACACCACCAAAAGAGAAAACACCTACACCACCAAAAGAAACAATACCTACACCACCAAAAGAAAAAATACCTACACCACCAAAAGAAACAATACCTACACCACCAAAAGAAATATCTATAAAGAAAAAAGGTAAAAAACTTAAATTACAAGAAGAAGAAAAAATAGAAAGTGATATAACGGGTATGAAAATAGCGGATCCAAATCCATTTTTTAGAGCAATGTACAATAAAGATCCAGTATTATTTTTGACAGAATCAGATGGTAAATACAATTCATATTCCAGAGCTTGTCCTTGGAATAAAAGAAGACAACCAGTTATTTTAACAGACAAAGAAAAAGAAAAAATAGATAGAGAACATCCTGGATCCTATGAACATGCGATAAAATATGGTTCATCTCCAGATAAAAAATATTGGTATATTTGCCCAAGATATTGGGATTTAAAAAGAAATGTTAGTTTAACAGAAGAAGAAGTAAAATCAGAAAAATATGGAAAGGTTATTCCTGAAATTTGGAATGGAAAACCAACCAAAGTTGTACCACCGGGAACCAATATTTTTGAATTTAAAGGAAAAGAACATGAAGGTAAAGAAGGAAAATATATTGAACATAATCCAGGTTTTTTAAAATCCGATGCACACCCAGATGGTTTATGTGTTCCTTGTTGTTTTAAAAATTGGGATAAAGATTCACAAATAAAAAGAAGAGAGCAATGTTTAAAAGAAGAAAAAGGAAGTGAAAAAAAAATATCCAAAGAAAAAGTTCAAGGACAATTAGATGAATATATAAAAGGACCTGATAAATTCCCATTAGAAAAAGGTAGATTTGGTTATTTACCATTTATAATTCAAACTTTTATAGGAACAGATAATAAATTATGTCAAATAAGCGCTATAAATACAAATTTGAAAAAAGATTACCCGTGTTATTTGAGAATGGGTGTAGAAAATAATAAAAACAAATCGTTTTTAGCTGTTATATCAGATATATATAGTGTTTACAATAACGAAAACATAATGAGTATAGATGATTTTTCAAAAAAAATAATCTCAATATTAACATTAGATTTATTTGTAGAAGTTCAAAATGGAGATTTAATAAATTTATTTAAAAAGGAATATGACAAAATAAAATTAGAAGAAATAGACATTCCACAAATAAAAAATTCCAAAATATATAAAAAATTTATTATTAATAATAATCAACAATTAAAATCAATAATTAGCTCCTATTTGAATTTTATAAACTATTTATCTTCAGAAAGTTCATTTATAAATTATGAATATTTGTGGGATTTAATTTGCATGAAAAACGAGAAATTATTTCCAAGTGGAATAAATTTAATAATATTGGAACTACCACAAGATGATATAACATCAAATGTAAGTATAATATGTCCATCTAATTTTTATTCAGTAAATAAATTTGATCAAGCAAAAGAAACAGCTATTATAATAAAAAAATATGAATATTATGAACCGATATATATTGTTATTGACAAAGGAAAAACAAGTGGTACAAGTTATAGAACAACAAAATTATTTAATAATAAATTAATGAGTACAATACCAAATTTAAAAATTTTAAAAAATACAGTAATCGATATTTATAATTCAATGTGTAGTCCTTTACCGAGTGTATTAAATATAGCCAATAAATATAATTTTAAAACATTTAAATTTAAAAGAAATAAAGTAATAAGGGAAATTATTGAAATATTAAATAAATATAAGCTACCTATATTATATCTAGTATTAAATTATGATAATAAAGTAATAGGATTAATAACTGAAATTAATTCGGTAAGAGGGTTTATTCCAGCTTTTCCATCAGAAATATTAGATTATCCATTGATTATGTTTGATGACGAAAATATGAATCAAAAAGATTTTGAAAATACAGTGCAATTTTTAAATAATATAAAAAAAACTACGAATAATGAAATATTATGTCAACCAGTAGTAAAAGTATTAGAAGATAAATTAATTGTAGGTTTATTAACCGAGACGAATCAATTTATAGAGTTAGTGGAACCAGAACAAAATACTGATATTACAATAACAGAAACGATAGATGAAGAAAATTTTTATAATGTAAATAAAAATACACAATTATCCAATGAAATAGACCAAGAAAGGGTAATCTTTGTAAAAAAAATACAAATAGAAACGGAATTATATAACAAATTTAGAAATAAATTAAAATATTTACTGTCTAATTATGATAATAATAATAAAAGAGAAACAATTGAGTCATTATCAAAGACAAAGAGTATGCTATATTATAGTCAATTGGAACAATTAATAAAAGAGATTAAAATTCTAATGAAAAAAGAAGTAGAATTTGTGAGAAGTGAAGATTTAAAATTATTTGAAAAAGATAACTCCGTAAGTGAATTGTTATATATTCCAAAAAATAATTTAATGAATAATTTAGATAATGAAGAACTATATTACAGTAAAATAGCAGATGAATTGATTCGTTATAATAGAATTAAGATGTTTATGTTTGAACCAAAAGTATTTTTATCATTTTCAGATATTAAATATAATTTAAAGGACGATGAAATAATATTACTTCAATCTTTATTAACCCAAGATTATTTTGAGGACTTGATTCCAAAACAAGAAAGTCAATATATAAGATATAATACATATGATACAGCAGAACCGAATGAATCAGTTAGTTATATAAATGAATATATAAAACCTTCAGTAGAGAAATTAGAGATAAAAGAAAAAATGAAAGAAGTGTTAGGAGTTCAAGATAAGAATTTAAATTTATCTAAATTAGCATGTAAATATGAGATAAAAGATGTATTTTCAAAATTATTATTGAAATTTAGAGGAGGATATAAGGAAATTAATTTTGGATTTGATAAACCTGAATGTTCTTTTGATGTAGCAATAGCTATAATAAGTAATTTTCTACCAAGTTTAAATGTAAATATTGATATGATAAAAGATGCATTAATAGAAGAATATGAAAAATTATTAAATATAAACAAAATAAAAGTTATTTCAATAATATCTTATTATGGAAAAGTAGGAGATGATAAAAAAATAGATATAGGGGCTTTAAGTATAGAAAGTTTAATCAAAGACAAAGATTATTTATTATCTATTTTTGATTTATTAATATTGTCGGATAAATATCAATTTCCATTGACTTTGATATCGCCAAAAGTATTTAAAGAAAATAAGAAAGAATATTTGGTTTTAAATATAATGAGAGGAGAAACATATATAGTAAGAACTCCAGTATTTAACAAATATAGAAGAACAGTTCCAAAATATAAATTAATAATTAATAAAACAAATGAAGGGTTAATAGAAATAAAAAATCTACCAAATGAAAGTATAAGAAATGAGTTATTAAGTCAAAAAAATAAATTGCTTCCTTTATTAGAAAATTTTGAAATAGGAGAAGAAGAAATAGAAATAGACAAAAAAGGAGGAAAATTATCAACAAAAATAAAACTTAATTAATATTTGATAAAATTTTGTTATAAATATTAATTCATACTTTCAAAAACTATTTATTCATCACTATCATAATAATCCATAGTATTATCAATATCATAATCAGTATCGGTATTATTATCATACTCAGTATTATTATCATTATCAATATCAGTATAATTATTAATATCAGTATCAGTATCAGTATCAGTGTCATTCATTTGTAAATTATCAAAATGTTGAATTAAATTTTCTATTAAATTTTCTATTGGTGCTTCTTCATTATATGAGTATGAGATGTCGATATTAGAAATAGTTTGTTCTAAGTTTGAAATGTCAATATTAGAAATAGTTTGTTCGGAGTTTGAAATGTCAATATTAGAAATAGTTTGTTCGGAGTTTGAAATGTCAATATTAGAAATAGTTTGATCGGAGTTTGAGATGTCAATATTATTATTGGATAATATTTGTAAAAAAGATTCGATATTATGATGGTTTTCTGAATTTTCATGACAAATACAGTTATAATTAACAAATTCAATATTATCAAATATAGGTTTGAATTCATTTTGAATAATATGTTTTTGTTCTTCAGTAAATTTTACAGACTTTACAAACAAAGTTAAGTTGGTAATATTGTAAGGAAGTGGAGTTTGAACATGTTTACATTCAAGTGAAGGGAAAATAGAATAATTATTATCCATATTATAGTTGTAATCAATAAAAAAAGATTTATTATTTAAAAAAATTAAATCCTTGGGAGGGATATAAAGATTAGTAAAAAAAACATGATTATATTTGTATTTTAATTCACTAATACTATATAATTTTTTAATATAAATGGTAACTATTCTTCTTCCAAATAAAGGTTGCATTTGTTTAAAATTTTTTAACATGTGTTTTAATTTAAATTTATTTTTAATTCTTATATCAGATTCATAAGAGAATTTAGATAATAAGAATATTTTAATAAATTTTTCAAATATAGATAAAAGTTTTTCTTTTGGAAATAATGTATCAATAATAATTTGATCATTTTTGATAGCTAAGTTATTGTAAAAATCAAGCATTTTATGTATATAAATAATTTTATTATTTGTATCAAAATTTTTATAGTTGTCAATAATGTATTGTTTAATTATAAATTGATTTTCATCTTTAAATTTTTTTAAGCAAAAGGATGATTGAAAATATCTAAGAAAAAGAATAGGCATTTCAATAGAAGAATATTTGATAAAAAAATAAATGTTATATAAATTTGATAATGAAAAAGAAGAATTATTCCATGGATTTTTGACATGTTTAGGTTCAGCGAAAAAATTACATTCATATGACAATGATGTGCAAATGATTTTAATTAAATCAAAAATATTAAATAAGATTTTATTATTATTTTCAATTAAAGTAATATTATATTTATGAGTTTCTTTTAAAATATTAAAATTTAAATCAAGTTGTTCACCTTTATATTTTTTAAATTTAAGAATAAATAGATATTTAAATTTATACAAGGCCATAAAAATTTTTTGGGTTTGATAAAATAATTCTAATATATCTTTTTTACTAGAATCGTTGAAATGAGAATTAAAGTAAAAGTTTTTAAAAATAAAATATTTATAAAAGATTTGTTGTTTGCGTGTATATTGATTATAAGTTAAATTTGAATTAGAAAAAAAATAAAAATATGTAGCAAGTGTATTATTATTATTATGTATATTAACTGTTTCAAAAATAGTATTGAATAATTTCATAGAATTACTATTAGATAAAGCTATTTATTTAAATTAATTTTACCAAGATAAAAAATATATATTTATAAATGTTTTAATTATATATTTCATTTAGAAATCAACTTCGTAATCATCATCATGTCCCAAATCGGTAGGTGCAATATTAATAGCATTATTTTCAATGGTCAAGTTTGCAATGCTACAATAAGGTGTTTCCGTTTTGCCTTCGAAAAATCCATCAATAACTTCATCAGAATCTTCTTCATGAAATTCAGGAACTTCTTGATTAGCCATAGCATTAATGTCCAACATAACTTGGAAAGCAGAAGTACCGAAATAGCCTTGTTGACCACACATGACATTAGCAGAAACTCCTCGCATAGCATCTAATTCGGCATGTCTAGCCGCTTTTAAGAACATTTCAGGTGTTTCCTCGAATGATGCTTTGGCAATAGGTCCAATATCATCATTATTAATACCATGACGGAAAATGGAGATAGGTTTATTACTATAACACATTCTATCACATAACATACTTAAATGATGATAATTGATATATGTGCTATCAAATTCAATAACTTCAGTTAATTCCGCAAAGATAGATTGGCGGGCAGCTTCAATACCGAAAACACGATAAACTTCTTGAATATCATTACTAATGGTTCGCGACACATCAATATTATCAAGAGCCAATATTTCAAGTAAATTGGTTCCTACTGTATCTAAAACCCAAGCTTCTTTTTTATTAAACTTGCCGTCTTCTTTAACAATTGAATCAGTAATTTTACGCAATATAACTTTAGAAATATGTTTGACTCCACTTAAAACAATATTATTAAGAAGATTATCTTGAAAATTCTTTAACAAATAAATTTCATCAGATTGATCAAGTGAATTTACTTTAGAAGATTTCTTTTTATTGGCTAAAACATTATTCAATCTTAATCTAAAGATGAGTTTATCAGAATTATAATCACTATAAACACATTGCACTTCATCTTCAAAAGCATTAGTAATAGCAAAATTAATATCGTCCATAGTAATATTTTTATCTAACATAGATTCTTTATCCATTTCCATACGAATAATCCATTTTGATTTTTCTTTAGAATCAGTAGTTTGTCCGGCACAATCATCCATCATATGTTCAAATTCATAATATTGTGTTAATGCATCAACATCATCTTCAATTAGCGTATTTAAATCATCAGGATCGAAGCAAATTTCAATTGAACTGACAATTTCTTGTAATTTTGTATGTTCTATTTCAGGAATCATATTTTGTGCTTCTTGTTTACTATTTTCCAATTCCTTTGGTAAATAAATAGTGACGGAAGGATTTTTAGGATTTTCAGACAAAGACAATATTTCTTCAATTCTTGGAACACCACGGGTAACATTGGATTTGGATGCTACACCTGCAAAATGAAATGTATTAAGAGTCATTTGTGTAGTAGGTTCACCAATAGATTGAGCTGCAATCATACCAACCATTTCTCCAGGAGCTA